GTGGTCAGCCGGCCACCGGCCAGTTCCAGGGCGCGCAGCACCAGCAACTTGGCGCTGGCATTGAACACGGCCTCAGGACCGGGCAGCGCCGGCATGGTCGGGGAGGCGAGAGCGATGCGTGCGTCCAGGGCCGCCGTGATGGCGCTCGCCTGGCCCGGAGCGTCCGGGTCCTCCCCGCCGTTGGGGGGACCGTCCTCATCCGGGTCCGGGTCGTTGCCGTCCGCGTTCTGGGCTGAGGTCGGCGGCAGGCCTACGCTCTTGATCGGCGGGAGGCCGAGCATCTTCTGGACCTCGGGGTCCAGCGCCATGTCCGGCTGGGCCAACACCAGCTTGTAGACGATCTGCCTCGCGCGCTCGGCCTCGTCGGGCATCTGGTCCACCGAGAACGCGGCTGCCTTGACCAGCTCCTCGTCCGAGATCAGGCCACGATCGTGCAGCCGCTCGGCCTCGTCCAGGCGGTTCGGCTTGGCGGCCAGGGTGGATGTGTCGAACGCGAACGCGTAGCGCTCGGGGTTGGCGACACCCATCGACTCCAGGGCGCGCCGCAGGAAGCCCCGGGTGAGCGCGTCCGCGATCAGCCCCAGGTAGGACTTGATCCAGCGGATGCCCTCGTCCGAGATGAGCCATGCCGTCCAGTGGTTGGCGTCGCTGATGCCGGTCAGCACTTCGGCCGGGATCTCGGCCATCGAGGCCACCCGGTCGATCGCCTTCTCCTTCATCGGGCCGATCTCGGCCGAGAGGTCGGACCAGAAGTTGAGCGGCTGGATCTTGTCCATGTGCTCAAGGAGGTGGTCCGGGATGGTGGCCATGATCGGCACCATGGCGCGCGCCGTGCTCTGGTCGGCCATGCTCGCCGCCGCCGCGCGCTGGAGGTAGGCCATGAACCCGGGCAGGCCGGCCGGGTCGTCCGGGCCACGGGGGAAGTCCACGCCCTCGGGGACGAACATGATGCCGGCGCCGGTCAGGCGCGAGTCCAGCTCGGCGAACTCGCGCTTGGTCAACAGCTCGATCTCCCGGAGCGGCACGATGGCCGAACGGGTGAACGAGTCGGCCTGGTCGGTGTCGTTCGGGTGCGGGCGCCAGCAGCGGATCAGGATGTCCGTGCCGTCGGTCAGCACGAGCTTGGATCCACCGCGCTGCTGAGGGCGACGTACCGAGACCTCGTCGCCGGTGCGCTTGATCGCGGCGGCGGTCACCACGAACCAGGAGCCCTCGGCCGCCTCGGGGGAGGTGGCCGCGCCCTCGCCCACGATCCAGCACTCCCCGCCGACCGCGAGGTCGATGCCGGCCAAGCGGAGGTTGTCGTCGCGCTGGGCGCCGGTGCCGAGCGGCACAGCGGCCAGCCGCCTGATCTGGTCCTCGGCGACCTCGCCCTGCTCCTCGCCGGTCTCGTCCACCTCGGTCACGTAGAGCCGGGCCTGAGAGACGCTGTCACCGACGCGGCCGGACAGCTTGTGCAGCTCACCCACGATGTCGTAGAGGCGCCAGGCCTCGACCTGCCAGTCCTTGTTGCCAAACTTCCAGGTCTTCCACGAGCTGGACTCGTTGAGGTCCACGATCGCGGTAGCGCCGGCCAGGGCGATCCGGTGCTCGACCTCCTGGCTGGAGGCGGCCGGGGGGACCGGCGCGCTCTTGCGGCGTAGCAGTGCCACCCGTTACCTCCCGGCGCTTGCGGTCATGCCCGTGACCTGGCTGGAGGCCAGGGCGAGCGCTGGGATCAGCATGACCGGTGAGTCCCCCCAGAGCCAGACCAGGGGAGCGGCGATGAGGCCGACCCACATCCCGGCGCACCAGGGGCAGGTGATCAGCGCGGCGAGGAACGAGCCGAGTGTGGCCGGCCGGTCGTCCAGCTTGGCGATGATGGCGTCGCGCGCGGGCTCAGTGATCGAGTCGGCCACGATGAGGCCGGTGACGCGGGCGACGGCCAGCGCGTATATCAGGAGCTGGAGCCAGACCGGGATCACCATGGGTGCCATCCTACGGGGCGATGTGACATCTCGGCCGCATCGCCCCGTCAAGCGATCACGTGTGCCAGTTGCGGCACTCCAGCCCCTCGCGGGTCAGGCTCCAGACCCAGGAGCTACTGAGCCACCCGGACTCCAGGGTCGTGTGGCGCTTCAGCGCCGTCTCCAGTTCCGTAACGGTGACTCGGCTGGCCCCGTTCAAACGAGCCCACCCGTTGTACTCCCGGGCCAGACGGTAAGTGGTGTGCTTCGCACCGGGTTCGCTATCGGCCAGAGGGCCCAGCGAGTCAATGAGCTGTTGCCACTTGGGGAGGCTCACCTGGCCCCCGCCTTCTCCGTCTCCAGGATCGCCTTGCCCCGGCGCTCCCACGAACGAGTCAGCAGCCAGCACCGAGCAGGACGGCCGTCGACCCGCCGGACGGAGCACTTCAGCCCGGCCTCCTTAAGCGCCATGCCCAAAGCCTTCTTGCTCGGTTCGGGCCGCCCCTCCTGGCGAGCGGTGATCACGTGCCAGTCGTATAGCTGGCTGGCCGTGAAGTAGCCGGCGCCGAGGTCAGCAGCGAGCAGGGCGATGTCATCCTCGGTGACGTACGCAAGTCGGGTGGGTCTGGACGCTTCTTTCTGCATGTGCACCATCTTAGCAATGTGTGTCTACAGATTGTGCGCAGCTCCTGGGGAGAGGACGTCCCCCCGTGACCTGGTGCCCGGACTAAATTCATGGGTCGTATTACGTATCCCGTGTCCCGTCGTATACCCCCCACGGGTATCTCGGTCGCCGCGCCTGTCAGGTCGGCCACGCTACTCGTGAACCGCTACGATCGGACTCGACTCACCAAGTCATCTGCTGTGCCCTGGCCCGGTCTGACGCCAATCAGGCCGGGCCGACCCGTGCGGGGAGGTGGCATCTGCCCGGCGCTGCGAGCGCCCCGGCTCGCGCGCCGTCTGGTCCGCCGTGCACCAGAAGGGCGCCAGCGACCCCTCGGTGACCAGGTGCGCCCGATGCTCGCCCCGGTCACCGCACAGTCCCTCCACCACGGCCGGGTAGAGAGTGGCCAGCAGCCCCGTGGCCGGGACCACGCAGCCGAGTGCACATTCGTCCACCGTCGGACATTCATCCGGCCAGCTACAACTGGTCACAGACCCACCGCCGTCATCGGCGTGGTCTTCCCGGTGACCCACCCGTGAAGCCCACCCCACTCCCGGATCCACTCCTCGACCGCCGAGCACAGGTACCCGTTGCCCATCCGCTCGTGGAGGATCGTGTGCTCGTTGACCTGGCATCGGTGGCCCGGCGCCGCGATCTGCTCGCACTTGTAGATCTGGTCGGCCGGGAGACCACAGCACTGAGCGGGCAACCTGGTCTTGCGCTCCTCGTCGAACGGCCCGTTGATCTGGCAGATGATCGCCCCGGTCTCGCCCGGGGAATAGAGCCACCTGTTCATCACGACCGCTTCCTGGGCCACGTCACGTGGACCGGCTCGTGCTGGTACTCCGGGTGTGCCTGGTTGAGCCGGCGGGCCTCCTGCCTCGCCTGAGCCCGGGTGAACGCCTGGGTGCCCAGGTCCCACGGGCCGCCGCCGGTCCAGTCCTTGCGCACGGTCGAGATCCGCCAGTGCCGGGCGATGGTGCTCATACGTCGTCCTTCCCCGACCCGTAGTCCGGGTCGTAGTGCCGCCGGTACTCGGTGGTCAGGTCAGACGCCGGCATCTTCCTGGGCGGGGCGAGCGCGGCCTGGACCTTCTTGCCGCACCACGGGCACTTCCCGGCCGTGTCGGTGCGCCCGTGCCGGCCGTCCCTGCTCTCCGGGCAGTCTTTCTTCACAGCCTCCCCCTCATCTTCTTGCTGGCCCGCTTGCCGGAGCGCCGGATGCGGGTCTGGAACGTGTGCCCGGCCCGGCCGACGTGCCAGCCCATGCACTGCTCACAGCGGTAGATCGAGAACTGGGCGATGGGCAGCCGCGTCGAGGCGGACAGCTTCTTACAGGCGGCGCCCGCCTGCTCGCGGTCCTCGTGCCGGTCCTTGCCGGCGCACCGGCGCATGTATCCAGCGCTCATCGCCTCTCACGTCCTTCGGTTCGTCGTCATGCGCATACCTTACCGTCACAGCTGCGAGGTTGTCAACGAAGAAGGGCGGCCCGAGGACCGCCCTCGTCGCACGTCAGCAGGCGCCGCCCTTGACCTCCACACCGGCACTGGCGGCGTTGTGCAACGGGCCGCCGTAACGGAACGCCCGAGGACTGCCCTCCGGCGCCAACTCGTGCTCGATCTCGTCGAACGAGGGGAGCGGCCACGCACCCAGATCGAGCAACGTCCGCACGAAGATCGTGCCCTCGTCGCTGACCGGCGCCAGCTCCCCGGAGCGCTCCAGCTCTCCGACCATCTCCGACAGCCCGGCCACGTCCTGAGACCAGATCCGCTCGTCGTGCTGCTGCCAGTGGTCCGAGAGCCAGCCCTGGACCACCAGATTGCCCTCGTCGTCCAAGCGCACCGTGAGCACCTGTCCCGGCCCGTCACCGGTCCAGGTCCCGGTCACCACCGCACGATGCTCAGCCTCCTGCTGAGCCTGCCGCTCGGCCGCCTCGCGCTCCCCCCGCTCGCGGTCACGGACCTGCTCCCGGATCGACTGCCACTCGGCCAGCCGGACGATCGTCCGGCCGCCCAGCAGCACGGCCAGAACCATCCATCCGATGTACCCGGTCACGTGCCGGCCATCGAGCCCGGACCCCGCGATGATCCACATGCCGATCGCGACGTCCACGAGAGTGAACACTGCCCCGGCGACGATGGAGGCCATCGAGGGCCCGTTCTGTGTACGCTGACTGTGCTGGCTCATCGGCCCGCACCTTCCTTTCCTGTTCGGTCTCGGCCCTTCCCCTCTCACCGGGGAAGGGCCTTGGTCGTTTAGCGGGGAACGAGTGCGTCGGTGTCGCCACCTATCAGCACAGCCTCGTGCTCGTCCACGTGCTCCTTGGCCACGGTGATGGCCGAGTCCTCGCGCCACTGATGGATGGGCCGGCCGCAGGCCGTACACGTGCCGTACGTCCCCTGAGCGCGACCGGGTGTCCCCCCGGCCACGGTTTCGAGGACAACCGCAATGCCGGGATCGGTGTCGTTCTGGATCACTACCTTCGCCATGCGTTGTACATTACCGCCATGACTGCTATGTTGGCAACACCCCGAGCGAAGGAGAACGAGATGAGCCAGACAGCCCGCAACGCCCGATGGTGGGAGCTGCCCGAGGTGGACCAGCGCAAGGGCCGCCAGGGCGC